GAGAGCCTTTAATTTGCTATTTTTCAATATTTAAAATAAAACCATGAAACACAGAGGTAAGTTATTAGTACAGCATACAGCAATTGAATTGCCAAATGAATTTGTTGAAAAGTATAAAGAGGATTATTACATTGGTAAAGGTGTTCAAGGAACGGACTTAGAAAACACATACTTCGTTAATATTTCATCTAAACGTGAAAGCAAAAACCATTCTGAAATATTATTAGATTTAATGGATTTGCTTCAAAATGAAACTTATAATATTTATGCTGTAATTTTATGGGATGATGGAAGCATTGATAGAATTAATTTAGTTAAAGCAGAAGAGGAAACCTTTAATTTAGTATCTTAGTACCTTAACATTTTATTAATCATCTATCAACACATTCAACGCTAATGCAGTTCGATTCTGCTCGCTTATTGAGAATTGGTATCTAAATGAGGTTCGAATCCTCCTCGCAAGTCGAGATTAATAGCGCACAGGAGCGTCAATATGACTAATAGGAAAGACTATTTTTTAATCAAGCCCCTTCATTTCGGAGGGGCTTTTTTATTATATTTGTTTTATAACGTTTATAACCAAAAAAAAATGAAAGTAGAAATTGAATTAGATTACATTGAATCGTTAAAAAACGATATTAAAGAATTAGAAGAGCAAAACAGAAAACTCAATGCTGACCTAAACAACCTAGACGAATTTGAATTAAATCAGAAAGCAATAAAACATTCTCATGAACTACTTAATGTTTACCTCACTAAAATATTCAGCGAATTAGGATTTAACAAAACGCAACTTCAAGAGTCGTTTGTTATTTTACCCGATGTAGAGTATTCAAATAAAAATTGGTGGGAAAGAAAGGATTTAAAAATTGAGATAAAAGCCGAGTTAATGCAAAAATGGAAAAATGCATTTCTCATTATAGGTTTAGACACTGATAAAATTAAATCGTTTTAATCATGAACTATGATTTAAAAGATTGGAATTAATAAAGATTACCCCCTTACCTTTGGTTAGGTAAGTCAAAGAGAAGTAAAAGTTTATTTCTATTACTTCTCTTTTTTTAAAAATTACACTACCTTAGCAGCACATAATTGTAATTTTTTTAAACCCCGTAAACTTGAACTCTTTGCGGGGTTTTTTTATGCCAATTTTGTAACACCCGTTTTTTCATTCGTTTTTTGGTTAAATCTAAAAAGCAATGGGAAAAATCAATTTCAATAAACTTGGAGAAACATTAGTCAAGTTAGGTGAGTCCATCAAATCCGATGAACTGACCAAAGAGGAAAAGGAAAACACACACAAATTCGCAGCCGAAACCCGATTGGAAGACGGCGAAACTGTAATTGCAACTCCTGCGGATGAATTTCGAGAAGGGGTTGAAATCTTTGTAATGACCGACGGTGAGGCATTACCATTACCTGTTGGTGAATATGTGTTACAAGACGGGTCAATGGTAACAGTTGAAACAGAAGGAATAGTAAGCACTTACACCCCTGCAAGTTCAGAAGAAAACGAAGGCGAAGCACCTGCAAATCCACAGCCCGAAATGGAGCAAGAGGCAGCACCAAAACCTAAGTCTGTTGTAGAATCTCAAACAGTATCAAAGGAATTGAAATTTGATAAAGAAGACAAAGAAAAAATCGAAGCCTTAGAGACTAAACTTTCAGAAGTAGAAAAGAACTACAACGAATTGAAGGAGCAAAGCAACACACAACTTGCCCAATTAATTGAAGGATTTGGCGAAATAAGCAAAGTTGTAAAAGAGCTTTCAGAGCCCGTTGCAGAAGAGCATAATTTCAAGGCAGAGGGAAAGAAAAAAAGAAAAAAAGAAAAGCCTGTATTTGAGGAACTTTCAGCAGAGCAAATCGCCGCTTTAAGTTACGAGAAAAGGATGGCTTATATCAGAGCTAAGTATAATTTTAAACAAGCATAAAAAATGGCAACAAATTCAACATTAACGGGAAACTTTGCAGGTGAGAAAGCCGCAGGTTATGTGTACCCCGCAATCTTAGCCGCTAACACTATTGGCGGTGGATTGGTAACAGTACACGAAAACATTAAATACAAGGAGAACATCCGAGTTATGGCAACTACGGGTTTCTTAAAAGCAGATGGATGCGACTTTGAATCATCAGGTCATGTTAGTTTATCTGACATCGTTCTTGAACCTAAGAAGTTAGAGGTAAACATGGAGCTTTGTAAAACTGACTTTGAATCTCAATGGGAATCGTTGGAAATGAGAGGGAAATTCTTAGATGAAAACCTTCCAAATTCATTCCAAGACTTTTTTAGTTGCTAAAGATTTTGAAGTAGCAGTATGGCAAGGAACAGACGTTGGAGGTTCATTCACAGGGCTTCAAGCAAGGTTAGCAGCAAATTCAGATGTTATTGATATTACAGCTGAAACCTTAAATGCAGGCAACATCATTGCTAAGTTAAAAGAGGTTAGAGCAGCTATTCCTTCAGAGGTTTACGTAGCTGATGACTTTGCAATATACATTCCAATTTCAGCTGAGAAGTTTTACACCGAAGCACAAGCTGCATTAGGGTACATGGACAAGTACTATGATGGAAAAACCCCACTAAACTTTATGGGTATTCCATTAAAAGTTGCTCATGGATTGGGCGACAATAAAATGGTAGCAGCAAGAGCAAGCGACCTTCACTTCGGTACTAACGTATTAACTGATATGGTTGATATGAGAGTGTTAGACATGACTGAATTAGATGGTTCTGACAACGTTAGATTCATCTTGAAAGTATCAGGAGGTACACAAATCACTAATCCTACTAACATCGTATATTACGCTTAATTATGAGTTGCGATGTAACAAAAGGTAGAGCTTGGGAATGTAAAGGCAATATAGGCGGCATTAAAACTGTCTATTTTGCCAACTACAATGATTTGACAGGGTTGACAGTAAACAACAATGCAATCGCAAATCTTGACGGTTCTACCTTATACAAATACGAACTTCCCGAAGGCGTAGGTTCACTTAATACAGATATGCAAGTATCAACAGAATCAGGAACATTTGTTGCTGAACAAGTGTTGACAATGGCACTGTATAAGTTAACTGCTGCTGATAGGGATGAAATAAGACTACTTGCTATTGGTCGACCTAAAATCGTTGTTGAAGATAATGACGGCACAATGTGGTTAGTTGGATTGAATGACGGTGCAAATGTTACCGCAGGTTCAGCGAACACAGGTCAATCAAAGAATGATTTGTACGGTTATAACCTTACATTCACAGCAAGAGAAAAAGAATTGCCACCTATTGTAACTTCATTAGGAACAGCTACGATAGTAACATAATAGATTTTTCATTTTCATTTGGTTAGGGGAAAGGGCTGCTTAGGTAGCCCTTTTTTTTGTGTTACATTTTTTTTGCTTTTCGTTTTTAGGTTATGATAACTATCACAAGCGAAACCATAGACTTGTTTCTTAACCTATACGAAAGGGGATTAACAGAGTCGGAGCAAGTATCAATGACCTTTACACCGATGACAAAAGAAAGCGCAACGAGTTACGATGTTACACCAAACCCAATCTTTGAGAGGTACGCAAGAATAACATTACCTGCAAGCCTTGCAACCGATTTAAGCGATGGTCAATATGTGTTAAGCATCACCAAAGATTCAACTGAGTACTTTTCAGAAGTATGCCAAATACAATTAGGAACAGCAGTAACAGCATATTCAAATACAATAACCCAAACCTATTCTAGTAATGGCACAATATGAGTTTTCAGTAGTTAGTTTGGGCGACAAGCAAAGCCCTGAAATTGTAATCGACAAGCGGAAGGATTATGTTCAATATGGTGAAAAAAACGACTTCATGGAATATTGCTTGATGTTGTTCATGAAATCAGGAATGCACCATTCACTTATTGAAGGAAAGACTACGCAAATATTCGGGAAAGGTATAAAAGCCCGTAATCAATCAAGCGCATCAAGCCTAACCAAGTTAAAGAGCATCTTTTCAAATAGCGAACAATGCAAGTGCTTGTTAGATAAACAGATTCATGGCAATTATGCCTTGAAAATTCTTACTAACAAAGCAGGTAAGATAGTTGAAGTTAAACACTTTCCTGTTCATACCTTACGACCTGAAATTGCTAATGAAGATGGGGTTGTTGAAAACTACTATTACAAAAAAGATTGGAGCGAAAAGAGAGAAGACCCCGAAAAGATAAAAGCGTGGTTAAACGATGGAGAAAAAAAGAAAGGCGAGTTTATCTATTTCGTAAACGCTTACAACCCAAACAATCAATACTTCGGTGCACCTGAATATGTAGGCGCATTAAAGGCAATTGAAACAGACATTGAAATAGCCGACTATCACTTGACAAATATTCAAAGTGGATTTTCAGCCGCAACCATAGTTCAGTTCAACAATGGAATACCAACCCCACAGGAAAGAATTGACCTTGAAAAGGATTTCAAAAAGAAATTTACCGGTACAAAGGGTAGAAAGTTCATCATGCTTTACAATGATGATCCGGATAAAAAAGTAGACATTTTTCAAGCACCTATTCCTGAAGCAGACAAACAATATGAGTTCTTAGCGAAGCACGTAACCGAGCAAATACTAATAGGGCATAGAGTTACTTCACCGATGTTAGTTGGTGTAAGAACAGCCACAGGGTTAGGAAACAATGCAGACGAAATTAAGACAGCCCAAGAGTTGTTTTTTAACTTAGTAATACATCCTGAACAAAGAGACTTCATTGATGAGATAAGACCATTACTATCTTATTCAGGAATAGTTGGCGACTTGTTTTTTGAGCCGTTGGAGGTCATAAAGGAAAAGGAAATAGAAACAGCAAGCAATAACATTCAGACAAGGTTTGAGAAAATAGAGCTTAACGAGGAAGAGCCCTTCCAAGTATTGACAGATGAGCATTCCGATTGGTTGCTTGACCAATTAGAAAATGCAGGAGAAGATGAAAGTGAGTTATTAGAAAATGGCTTTACCTGTGTAAGTGAAGAAGACCTGCAAGGTGATGATGAGTTGCAAGTAACAGAAGAAAATAGCACCGAGTTAGCAAGTGCATACGGATTAACACCTAACAAGTTAAGCAAGTACGATGTAAAGAAAAAAGACGGTAGTGGTGTTTGGTTGGTAAGATACCAATACGCATTAGCAAGTGAGTTAAGCAGTCAGCCTGCCATAATTGACACAAGCAGGTCATTTTGTAAGACGTTAATTGATGCAGCGAAAAATGGGAATAGGGTGTATAAGCGAGAGTTATTGGAAGACTTAACCAACCCTGACTTCGGTAGCTACAATATTTTTTGGTATAAGGGCAGCTACAATTGCAGGCACGTATGGAAAAGAAAGTTGTACTTCAAGCCAAGCGATTGGACCAAGAAGGATGGAAACAAAGCAATTAAGCCTGTTGGTAATGTGCCTTATGTAGCAGCGAGGGTAAATGATAGAAGAGCAACAAAAAGAAACACACCTGTAAGACGTTAATTATGGCAGTTGAAAAAGCATATTTTGTTACAGCGGAGTATATTAAGGAAACCGTAAGCATCAATGAAAATGCAGATGACAATAAGTTACTGAAGCTATTGTTGACCTGCCAAAATATTTACATTGAGCCTATACTTGGAACAGACCTATTTGATGCGATTGTTTCAAAAATAATTGCAGGCACGTTAACAGGCAATTACAAGACATTAGTCAATGACAAGATTGCACCATGTTTAGCCTACTTTGTTTTTTATGAATTTATAGTTGAAAATTCCTATTCAGTAGCGAGAGGTGGAGTGTTTAAAAATACAGCAAGCAATAGTCAAACAGCAAATACAGATGAGTTGACATTCCTAAGCCAAAGACAGTTAGATAGAGCAGAACATTACATGGAAAGACTAAGTGATTACTTATGCAACAACAGCGAGTTGTTTCCTGAATATTCAAGCAATTCAGATGATGACATAAGACCAATTCACAGTAAGTCATTTCATGGCATTGGATTAGATATTGTAACCCCTAACGATTACGAAAAACTAAGTAAAGGTGAAAGGTACTAAGCGACAGATTGAGCGCAAAAAAGAGAACGAAAAAAAATTAATTCGTTTTATAAAAGAATTGAAAAAAAAGAAAAATGGCAGTATTTAGAGTATTAGGTAACGGCAGCGAATTGATTGCCAACACATCAGCCCGAACAGGCAAGGCTTATGAAACATTAATAGTTCAAGAGGACACTGTAATAAGCGTTTTAACAGGCGGTAATGACTCAACCGACGATAATTCAACCAACTACTTAACAGCGCAAGGATTAAGCGGTGCGACGTTAAAGCAAGGAGCAATTATAAGCGCACCTGTTGGGCAAGTTTTCAAGTCGTTAACGCTTACAAGTGGAAGCCTAATTGCCTACAAAGGATGATAATCTCACCCACAGCAGTTAGCCCTTTAAAAGTGCCTAAGAATTTAGGAGGTGGAGGCTTCGACCCTGATGCACAAGCATTTATTGATGCAGTTGGTGCAGATGCTACCATTAGCGAATATATTAACACCATGTTTCTTGGGTTCAAAGGAACAGGCACAACAAATGGAACAAACTTTTATTCAAAACTTCATGCTGTATATCCAATGTCTCCAAGCGATGTAAGTACAATTTCAGCAGATACAACAAAATGGAATGCTGTAAACCCTTTAGACACAGATGCAGCATTTAGGATAAGTTGGACAAACACTCCTTTATTTTCATTAACTTTAGGTGTAGGTCAAAATGGTAGTGGCAATGCTTTTGGCAACACTCATTTTATCGAAAGCGCAAACATGGTGGCAGGAAATAATGGTGCTACATTTAGCACGAATGGAGATTTAACTGGTTCTAGATATATTTTTGGAGGGAGTTTTGAATTTGGAGCAAGAACAGTGTTTACAGGGACAATATCAATTGGGCTTAGAAGTGGTAATATCGAGTTGAGAGATAATCTAACAAATAGTGGTGGTGTTTATTCACAAAACAGAAGAAGTGCTACTGATTTTGAAGGATATTTTGATGGAATTTCGCAGGAAAACAGTACTACATCATCGGTGGTTCAATCAACCCAAAATCAATATTTATTAGCAATAAATACTGGGAGCGCCGTAGCTCACTTTGCAGGTTATATTAAATTTTTTGCTTTTCACGATGGATTAACAGATGAAGAAACACAAGATTTTTACGATGTTATTAACACATGGCATACAAATTTAGGAAGATGATAAAATAAATTTTATGAAAGTATTAATAATTAAAGACGTTTCAAAATTTCCAATTATAAATAGTAGTGGTGGTATTTGGATGCCATTAAACAACACAGTTAGAGGTGATTATTGGTTGCAATTAGAAGCAGAACAAGACCTAATTGATAACGGAGTAGAATATACTATTGGAGAAATAGAAATTAAACAAGAGGAAATATAATGGCCGTAGATATGACAGAATTATTTCAGGCTATTGGAGGTGGTGGAGGTAGTGGCGCACTAATAGGTGGGCTATTGGCAAAGTATTTCGTTGGCAAAACAGACAAAGAAATTGAGGAGATTAAAAAAGAATTGCAAACCAATAAAGAAGCTGACTCATTAAGAGACACTTCAATTGAGTTACTGAAATTAGAAATGGAAAATAACAAAAACAATACACACAAAATTGAAATGCAACTAACCAAAATGGAAGAAAAGTTTGAGAAGAAACTCGATGCAATTTTTGAAAAACTAAATAGATAATGTTAGAAAACCAACCATTTAAAATTCACGAACTTATTGACCAACCAACCTATGAAAGATTAGGAGAGAAAGGTATTTGGATGCTAAACAAAGAAGCAGTACAAGGATTGATTAAACTTCGTAAAGCCATAGGGAAGCCTATAACTGTCAATAATTACTTTTGGGGTGGTAGGTTATCAAATAGAGGTTATCGTTCAATAGATAGCATGGTAGGAGCTAAATTTAGCCAACACCGAGTTGGAAACGCTTTTGATATTAACGTAAAAGGTATGACAGCCGACCAAGTGTACGATTACATCTTAGACAATTATAAGCAGTTCGGAATAACAACCATAGAACATAAATCATTCACACCTACTTGGACTCACATAGATTGGAGATATACGGGTGAAAACACAATTAAAATCGTAAAGCCATGAATAAAGGAAAATTAAAAACATTTTTTCAAGAAAAACCATTTGGAAAAACACTTAGATCAATCGGATTAGGCGTTATTGATAGCGTAGCAGCACCTTACGGGGGGGTTGTTAAAGGAATAGTTGGCGGCGTAAAAGGAGCAATTCAAAACAATGTTAACGATAAAGCAACAGGCGAGGGTCAGATTGATTGGATTAGATTACTTACATTCGTTGCGTTAGGTGTGATAGTAGTTTACCTAACATGGCAACTATTCACAGGCCAAATGACCTTAGAACAAGTGCTGCAAATCTTTGAAGAAATTGGATTGGATGCCTAAATATGAGACCGACTCGTTAGCAAAACATCAGATTGATAGGTTGCTACGCATTCAGCATAACGTAACTTGCGAAAACATAGGCACTGATGCAAGCAAGCAGACTATCAAATACATTAATAAGGTCGTCGGGTGGAGTGATAGACTGATAAAAAAGATAGATCGGAATTTCTACCCAAGCACCGAAGCTTTAAAATAATGCAAGCAACCCTAACCTTTGACTTAGACGAACCTGAACAGCGAACAGAGCATTTGCGGTGCGTTAAAGCGTTAGACTTAGCCATTACTCTATTTGACATAGAACAAGCCTTACGTTTGCTAAGAAAAGCAGACAGCGAAATAACCATTGAAGAGGTTGAGGAACTTTTTTATGCAAAATTATCTGAAAACAATGTTAATTTACAGGAACTTTTAAGATAGAATTATGCAAACAGACTTAATTTCTCATGCTCCAAACGTTCACCAACGCAATTTTCGTTTCAAAGCAGGCGAAGAAAAGATAGTTAAAATCGCAATG